CCCAAAATGATCCTGACTTAGTTAAAGGATTTGAAAGCATTTTTGGAGATAATGATTTTGTTAATAATTTAACTGCGTCATATTTAGATAATCGTTGGGTTCGTGCTGTAGATATGGAGATAGATGAGATTTGTAAATACATGCCAAAGCTACAAGAAGCTTTGGATACTATTACTGATAACGTACTATCTGCAGACAGTTTTAATAAAGATTTCCTTAATATGGTAAATCCTTTAGGAGATGGAGATACATCTAAACAGCAATTTGATAAAAATATTGCTGATATGAAGAAAGATTATAAACTCTTAAAACTTATTAAGGAAATATATGAAAAAACTTCCAAATATGGCGAATGTTTTGTTTATTGTGTGCCTTATGAAAAGGCAATACAAAGATTGTTAGATAGAAAATATAGTGATAGAACTGTTGTTGTAAAAACTAATATGGGTGAGGGTACTATAATAACAGAATCATCAGATTCAGGTAGGTCAAATATACAACTACCGTCTGGATATAGCTTGAACTCAAAAGAAGACAATTTCAATATGAATATTAGTATTGAATCTGGAATTATTAGTTCTATTGTTAAATCTGAAAAAGCTGCTAGAGATAAGTTAAAAATTGTTTCCGAGCAGTCAATTTACCATGAAGCTATAAGTTCTATTGATGATCTTGGTAGAAAATCCCATATATATCATAGAGTTGCAGATCAAGATATGGAATTGAATGGTAAATTACCAACGCATCATAGATTTGATCAAACTCTAGGAGATAAACTAGAACTTCCAGATGTTGGTGATACAACAGCTGATGGTCTTACAGCAACAAATAAAAGAAATACGAAAATACAACCAATGAATGGTTGTATTGTTAAAGTATTAAAGAGAGATAGGGTAGTACCAATCATTATTAATGATATTTGTCTTGGATATTATTATTTCGAATTTGATTCAGATATCCAATTATTTGACGAACGGCAATCCTCTACAGGAATGGTTAATACTTTAACTGGATTAAGGTCTAATGGTAGATCTGAAGCTTTTGATGCTATGGAAAGAAGACAAGAGCTTCTCAGAAAAATTGCTTCACAATTAGCAGATAAAATTGATAATAAATTCATAGATAATAATCAAGACCTTAAGAAGGAAATTTATTATATTCTTAAGTATAATGATGATTATCTCTCAGGGGATTCTATGTTAAATAATATTAGAATTTCATATATTCCGCCGGATGATATTCATCATATATATTTTGATCTTAATGAAGATACTTCTAGAGGTATTTCTGACCTTCAATTATCTTTAGTTCCTGCTAAGTTATGGGTTGCTATTTATATTACAAACTGTCTGGCAATAATGACTCGTGGTAATGATAAGCGAGTTTATTATGTAAGACAGTCTGTAGAGTCTAATATTTCTAAAACATTATTAAAGACTATTAATGAGATTAAGAAAGCTAATTTCGGAATAAGACAAATTGAAAACATTAACTCTGTTCTAAATATTACTGGCAGATTTAATGATTATATTATTCCTAGAGGAGCTGACGGACAATCTCCAATAGAATTTGAAGTAATGCAAGGTCAGCAAATAGAGATTAAAACAGAACTTCTTAATCTATTGGAAGAATCTGCAATTAATCCTATAGGCGTACCAATTGAAATTATACAGAATCGTCAATCTCCTGACTATGCAATGCAATTAACTATGAGTAACTCTAAGTTCTTAAGATTTGTATATGATAGGCAGTCAGATTTCCAAGATATTATATCTCCATTAATTACTAGAATCTATGATATTGAATACAATTCAACAGATATTATAGAACTAATGTTACCACCGCCATTATTTATTAATGTAACTAATACCAATCAGCTTATTGTCAATACAAATGATTATTGCGATAATATTGTTAATATTATTTGTGCTGATGAACAAGATGAACAAGTAAAACAGAAGTTTGCTAAGAAGCTTAAAGTTTATTCTTTAGGTTCATACTTAAATATGAGTAATATCATTGAGCTTTATAATAGAGCTAAACAAGAATTAATATTAGATCAAATTAAAAGTAATGATAATGAAGGTGGGGGAGAAGAATACTAAAAACAATAATAAGCCCGTAGGGATTGCTCCCTACGGGTCTTATATTTTTATAATGAGGTATTATACCTAGAGTTATCTTACGGCAGCTGGTAATTAGTATCTGAATAAATACCCTTAGCAAGTGAATCTGTGTTGTCATAAGCTGCACGTTTTGATCTATCTGTGGAAACACTGACTGCATTACGCTCATATCTTTCCTTAGTCTTTGTGATAGCATCAATACCAGTGTAATCAAAGTCATCACTACTAACGATGATCTGACGAGCTCCAGCATTAGCACTAAGAAGATATGTAAGCATGTCCTGAGCAGCCTTATCAATCTGGTTAGACTGAATCGGGTATCCAGAGAACTTAACTGTGATTTCCTTCTTATTGATATCGCCCTTAGTGTAGTTATACATATCTGTATCTGCACTATTAAGCTGGCATCCAATAAGAAGATAAGCAGCTTCAACCTTAAGCATTGTATTATCAGTTGCAATGAAGAGGAATGTAAATACTTCCTTCTCAAATCCAGGCTCCATACCACTACCATGGATAAGTCCATGATAAGTCTTAACCTGTGTACGAGGATCTTTAATACCAGTCAGATACAGCTTAGCAAACTTGGTAAGCGGAGAACCAGATTTCTCATCATATGTAAGAGAGAATTCAGAAGCACTCTGCATGTTAACCTTAGAAATAACATTAATGCTATTTAAGTCATCACCAAGGGAGATTGTATCTGCAGACATAGCATCAAGTCCTTCAAAGCTCTTGAATTCATACTCAATAATATGAGCCCAGTTGCTGATAAGTTTTCCATACTCTTCACGGTTTGCCAGCTCTTCGATAAACTTAGGCATCTGGCAAATAATGAAAGCTGCATAGCCAGTTTCATACGGATTAAACTGAACAAGAGAACCAAAGTCCGGAACACCACGCATCAGACGATACTTTGTTACGTCTTTGAAATCCTTTGTATTGGCGAACATATTTACGATTTCGCCATTCTTACCAGCATTATTTAGTCTATAACTTCCAGTACTAGTAGAAGCATTTGAAGAGGTACTTTTGCTATTAGCAACGATAATAGCCTCATTGGACAAAGCACTAACTTTAGCCATAACTATATAACCTCCTTTCCTTAATTAATTGCAATAATCTTGAAGTACTCTTCCTGGATAAAGTTCCTGAAGCGTACAACAATTGTTGCATAGAAGATATTATTGGATTCATATGCTTCGTCAGCCATATACTGAATAGTAATACTTCTAAAGAAGGAATTATATTCATTAATGACATACTGAGCATCCTCGATATACCTCTCAAGATCTTCACCATCAAGGAAAGTATATCTAGTTCTCGGGCAGCGAGAGCGGATAGTACGAATAATTTCCTGAACAAGCATGATATTATGAAGATAAGACAGCTGAGTGTAATCCTCAGAATTACAATACATCGTCTCCATAACAGCCGTGCCATCATAATATGACAGGTAGTTGATATTGGAATCAACAAGTTTCTGCTTCTGATCCTCTCCAGGAACTTCAACAGGAAGGAAGTTGACAGAATTGATGATGATCTCTGGGAAGTAGATATCATTTGCAAGACCTGCGAATGGTCTTCCAACTCCACCAGATACATGATTAACAAGCCTCTTTGCAAGAAGGAACGGCATAGTTACAGTGATTTCCTTCTTTGTATAAGGATTAATCATGTTGAAGTAGTTATGATAAATAGCTACAAATCTAGAAGTATTGATTTCCTGTGAAGCAGCAATAATACTAGACAGATCATCATACTTCGTACCAAGGTCAGCAAAGAAAACAAGGTCGCCTCTGTAATCACAGAGATCAATAATTGCATTCTTAACGCTAACTGGATAAGCACAGTCAATAACTGCAGTCGGCTTAAAGTAATCAAGATCATAGATTCTCTGATCATACTGCTGACTATCCTTATTCTTACCCCAAGCACCAAGCAGAAGTCTCTCATACTCAGTTGGATTATTCACCGGAGCAGCCGTTGAAGTACCATAAGATCCATTAGAAAGTGGTATCATTGAATTGCC